TCAGCAGATGCAACATCAAAGGCTAACGCAGCCCAATCTGCAGCAATTACAGCAGCAGCAACAGACGCTACATCAAAGGCTAACGCAGCTCAAGCAGCAGCAGAAGCCACAGCAGCAGCAGCTAATACAGCACAGCAAAACGGAACTACATCATTTACAGCAATTAATTACAACTCTGTTGCCAAGCAAGTTGCAGCAACAACTGGAAATATTGTAACCGCTGCAGCAACAACTGCTATCTCATGGGCAGCAGCAGATTACCGAAGCGCTAAGCTTGTAATTAAAGCAAAAAATGGTAGCCACACCCAGGTATCAGACTTAGTAGTTACACTTGATACTTCTAACAACGTAGCAGTTTCTGAATATGGAATTACATATTCAAACGGAACAGAGTTAGCTGCAATAACTGCAGATTATTCTGGCTCAGATGTAAGAATTCGAGTAACACCAGCAAACAATAACACTGAAGTTGTTGTAGTTGGAACATTAATTAAATAATTAAATAAAAGGCGAGGGGAGAGCCTGAATCTCCCCACAAAAAACAATTAGGGGATATGTGAACTTAAATGGCAACAACAGATAAAAACTTTAGAGTAAAAAACGGGTTAAATGTAGCAGGAAACGCTACCTTTGACTCTAACGTTGTATTAGGCGATACACCCCTTAGATTTGACACAACAACAAATAAGCTACAGATCCAGTTAAATGGAACCTGGAGCCCAATTGCATTTGTGTCGGACATTCCAGATAGTCAAACAGAAATAGGCTTTATGGACATTGGACTAGCTATAGATTATAATGGTCTTCCAGTCTATACAGTTCAGGCAAACGGAGTAAGTACAACAGCAACTAAATTCGCAGACGGTGGTGGCCCAGATACTTCATTATATGGGATAACATTTGATTCTGGAGTTATAGTTTAACAAAAATAAATGCTATAATTAGCAAATAAGGGGTAATAAATATGTCAACAGTAAGAATTCAAGTAAGACGAGGAACAGCATCAGAATGGACCTCAGCAAATCCTACACTAGCTGCAGGTGAAATGGGTGTTGAAACAGACACCAGAAAAATTAAAGTTGGAACTGGAAGCACAGCATGGACTAGCCTTTCATACATCGCATCAGATGCACCAGGAATTACAGAAATTGCACAAGATGCAATTGACACAGCCCTTTCAATGGGATCAGGTCTTACAAAATCTTACAACGATGCCACAAATACAATTTCTCTTAATATTGACTCATCAGTTGTAGCACTTAAATCTTATGTTGACAGTCAAGTAACTGGACTAGAAAACTCAACAGCCGCAGATTATGTATTACTAGCAGACGTCGGAAATGCAGGCGGACCAGCAAAGCTAGATGTTGATGGAAACCTATTAGTTCCTAAATCAAGCATCATATTAGAAGGCGCAACAGCAGATGCTTTTGAAACAACCGTAACAGTAGTAGACCCAACAGCAGACCGCACAATTACACTTCCAAATGCAACAGGAACTGTAGTTCTTAAAGATTCAACTGATACACTTACAAATAAGTCTATCTCATTAACTACAAACACAATTACAGGAACAAAGGCAGAGTTTGACTCAGCAATGTCAGATGCAGATTTTGCATCCCTTGCTGGTAGTGAAACACTTACTAACAAGACTTTGACTTCTCCAATAATCTCATCTATTACTAATGGTGCTGCTACCCTAACTTTACCAACAAGCACAGGAACAGTAGCTCTTACATCTGATATTACATCAGCAGTTAATAATTTAGTTGATGCAGCACCAGGAGCATTAAACACACTTAATGAACTAGCAGCAGCAATTAATGACGACGCATCGTACGCAGCAACAATTACAGCAGAACTAGGAACTCTTACAACAGGATTAGGAAACCTTTCCTCAGCAGGAGTATCACACGGATCATCTACAACAAACGTCCACGGTATTGCCAACACCGCATTACTTGCTACTCAAGCTTATGCAGATCAAGCAGAGGCAGACGCAAATACTTATGCAGATTCAGCAATAGGAACCGCAATGACTAATCATAGTACTGACTCAACAGATGTTCATGGTATTGTTAACACAGCAGATTTAATGTTAAAATCTGGTTCATCTATGACTGGAGCTTTAACTTTAAACGGTGCCCCTTCATTTGATTTACAAGCATCTACTAAAAAATATGTAGATGATACTATCAGTACCCACACAGCAGACACAACAAGCGTACACGGAATTGCAGATACTTCACTTCTAGCGACTACAGCAAATGTAGCAACAGCTAAATCAGAAGCAATTGCAGCCGTGACAGTAACTTCTTTAAGCCTTGAAAATGTAAACAACACTTCAGATGCTAATAAGCCAGTTTCAACTGCTACACAAACAGCGCTTGATTTAAAGGCCCCGTTAGCATCACCAGCACTTACTGGTACCCCAACAGCACCTACAGCAGCAGCAGCAACTGATACAACACAGATTGCTACCACAGCATTTGTTCGTGCAGAAGTTGCAGCACTTGTAAATAGCGCAGGAGCAACACTTGACACTCTTGGAGAAATTGCAACCGCTCTTGGAAATGATGCAAATCTATCCCAAACACTTACAACCAGTATTGGATTAAAAGCCCCACTTGCCTCACCAACATTTACTGGAACAGTAACAGTTGCAGCAGCAGGTGTAGCATTTACAGATGGAACACAAACTAAAGAAGGCGTCCCTTCACAGACACCAATTATTTACAAGACTGGAAGCTACACATTATCAGCAGCATCTGAAAGAGACTCATTAATTGAGGTAAATTCAACCGACCCAGTAACAATTACAATTCCACTAAATTCAGCAGTTGCTTATCCAGTTGGAACAACTCTAGATATACTTGGTACAAATACTGGCTTAATTACAATTGCAGGAGATTCTGGAGTAACAGTAAACTCTACTCCTGGATTAAAATTACGTACACAATGGTCATCATGTACACTATTCAAGAGAGCAGAAAACTCATGGGTAGTATACGGAGATCTAAAGGCTTAAGGAGAATATAAATGAGTAAAAAAGCAGGTAGACGTTCACAGTCATCAAATGACTTTTTAGAGCCTAAGCAACCAACAATTACATCAGTAACAAATGTTGGAACTGATAGACCATTTGGAAACGGAGCAGTTGTTGTTTCATTTACCTTACCAGAAGATTCTCCAAATGCAACGTCATTTACAGCAACAGGATATTGCAGCGTACATAGCACATACCATACAGCCACTGGAGCAAGCTCCCCCTTAACTATCACTGGATTTGGTTCAAACATAACTTCACCAATTACAGTAACTGCAACTAACAGCGTGGGGTCATCCCCAGCTTCAGAAGCGGTAACTTCACCAACAATTACAACAGTTCCCCAGACACCTAGTGCACCAGGATTATCAAACAATGGAGCTGAAAACAACGCTGCTTCTTGGTCAGCCCCCGCAGATGGTGGATCTGCAATTACTGCATATCAATTGATCGATCATGAAAATGATGTTACATCATATGGTTCTAGTACATTTACCGCTAACTTATCAGAATCTAGCAATGAAGTACACTGGATAAAGGTAAGAGCTCAAAATGCTAATGGATACTCACAATACAGCAGCCAATCAGGCTCAGTTACCACAACAGCGTTTAGCTTTAGCCCATTTGGATTCACACCATTTGGATTTACACCATTTGGCTTTACACCATTTGGATTCACACCATTTGGCTTTACACCATTTGGCTTTACTCCAAAATCGGTTGGAGCAGAAACAGTTATTAAATCAAAGGTGCCAGAAGGATTAATTCTTGCACACAACCTAAGCGTTGGAGACGTTTTATACTCTGCTAATATCGAGGGAATAGATGTTTCAAATACAGCAATAGTAGAATATTTACAAAATTGGTCTGTTAATAGCGCAAACATATCCCCAGCCGAAACTACCATTGTTGCAATGGCAGCAAGAATTTCTGACGAAGGAGCTATTGTTATTAATGGAAATAAATATTCTTTACAGCACTTTATTTTAATAAAAAGAGATGGACAGATTCAATTCCAACCATCATCAAGCGTATTGGAAACAGATTTAATTTTTTCACCAAGCGAAAATGACTGGAAAGAAATAACAGACTATAAAGTAACTACACAAAAAGAGTTACTAATATCAATTGACGTAGAGCCATACGACTTATTCTTTACAGACAATGCGCTAGTACACGATTCATATAGAGCAAAAACTGATCCAAACGCATTAACTTCTAGCGACGAGACATTTAGCGACAAGCTGGATGCAATGTATCAGCAATGGAGAGATTCTCAAGACCAAGCCTAGCAGTCAGGAATTAATTTGTTTAAAAAAGTAAAGAAATTACGCTTAATGGGAATTTCTGGAGTTAGGTATTTTAAAGGTAAACCTGTACCTAAATTTAGAAGGTATCCACAATACATAAAAGGTACTTGGGCACAATATACAGTGCTTACCGATAAATGGAATTCTCAAGCTATAGAATGTCTTTATAAAAATGATGATAATGAGTCTGGCACAATTGTTATGTCTTATTTTATTAACAACGATTATCCAGCATCTTGGGCTACAATAATTATAGACGGATATGATAAAGATCACTATACTGCAATAACAGATAGGTTCTATACTAGCCCAATACATCGAAAGAAAAAGTACATAGAATCATTAGCTTTAATTGGATATCCAATATGGTGTACATTTTTTAACATTTTACCAAGATTAGGCCCAGGCTATACACAAGGGACACAGGCCGTAGCATTAAGCGGATCCTCCCTCATAGCATCAGCAACTAAAAAAAGGTTTAATTTAAACAAAGATAAAATTGAAAAAATAGTTAAGGTTGGGATGACACCTGGGGAACTTCCTGAAATAAATATGCCAGCAGAATTAGTCATATACAAAGATCCGATATTTCCAGCATTATTTCACTCTATGAGCATTTGGGAGCCAAATGATAAAAAATATTAATTCAATTAATAACAAAACTATGCTTTCCGAGTATAATAAAATGATCTCTCAGATGCACGAATATGTTTATAAATTTAATCCAGGAATTAAGCTAGGGTTTAAACCTAAAAAAGTTTCTTTAATTGATTATAAAACATTTAATTTTTTTGCAATGTATAACAAAAACATTCATATTCTATATAAAGAAATATCTGATTTAACAAAAGAATATTGCATTAAAAATGGAGTTAATTTTGAAAGAAATTATTTTTATTTACTTGGCAATATAGTTAAAAAAGAAACTATTACATTAGACACATATCTAAATTTTGCCCCTAATTATAAAACTACATTTGTTGGATTTTATGTTATAGATTGCAATAAAGATCAAATTTTTATAAATGATGAAAAAATTGATTTAATTCCTGGACAATTAATATTTTTAGATTCATCATCAAAGATATTGTTTAAAAAAATAAGTAATGGTTTGACAATACTATCATTTAATATCTCTCCTCTAGAATATCTATACAGGCAGTACTATCAAAAATGGATACCACTAGCATGATTAAAATAGAATTTATTCCAAAGTATAGGTTATATAAAAAAGCATTCCCAGAGCCAGTTAGTGTTGCGTCCAGCATACCAGAGTGGTGGAAGCATCAAGAAAGCTATTTAAATAACGATCAAAATATTCATAACGGAACAATGATGCTAACAATTAAAAAATGCCAATCTATATTTGATTCAATGACATTTGGATATTATTTAAGATGCCCAATGGATATATTTATAGACGCAACAGAAGATAAAATAAAGGTACAGATAACATCTGAGATAATGGGAATGCAGAAAGAATATATTCTTTCAAGTCATTTAAAAGAGCAGATGGCTAAGTATCCCATCCCAGATTATTTTCACGAAGAAATTATTAGAATTCACCCAATGTGGTTAGTTAAAACAGAGGAAGGGCACAGTTGTTTATTTACTTCTCCAATGCATGCAGAGGACTCTCCCATTAGATCTATCCCTGGAGTGATAGACACAGACGCCTATATGTCAGACGGATATCTATCTTTTTTTGTTAAAAAAGGATTTAAGGGAATAATTAAACAAGGCACTCCAATCATTCAAGTAATACCATTTAAAAGAGAAGACTGGGAGAGCTCAATAAGCGATGACAGGCAGTCAGATACTAAAATAAAAGAAAAAACTTTACAGGTTAGATCAGTATTTCAAAATGGATATAGACTGAAATTTTGGAAAAAGAAAACATATAAATGACCAATAAGACAGTTAATAGAGTGCCCTATGAAGCGGAATCTTGGTCTCTAATGTCAACAATGACTTTTGAACAAATATGCAATACGTCTAATTTGTTCCCAAAATGGAAAGAATGGGAATACGTTAAATCTGATCCTGACTATAAACAATCAATTCTAAAACCAGTAAACATGTATGTTCATCATTTTTCTAACCCACCAGAGATAATAAAGAATTCTAAAAATAGTTTAACAATTAGATATTATAGCTACGGGGATATATTAATTCAAATAGCTGATCCGTTGCTAGGGCATAGGGGGGTATTCAAATCAAATCCAATTAATAGTTTTTTTTATGCAACCGATAAATGCTGGCTGCGTCAGTTCTACCCATCAGAAAATCAATATAATATTGTAGATGAAAATGCAATTTCTAAAAGAATTTTTAAAATTTATATTCCTTGGTTTTTAGACATGGACATACAATATTTAATTAAATGTAATATAGAAAATCCTTCACTAAAAATAATTGAAAAAAAAGATTCTTTTACAAAAACAAATGAAAATGTTATAATAAAAGAAGCAAACTTTGTTGATTTTTATTTTACAAACTCTAAAAATCATATGGAAGACAATATATGTGGACTAATAAAAAGAGGTTCGTATTTATTTGATATAGAAATAAACACAGATAAAAAAACTATTAAAAAAATTATAAGGGAATATGAAAAAAGAATTAGTAATTAAATTTACGCCAGGATTTTCAATTAATCCTGACGATTTAAGTAATGGTAAAATTACTGAACCAGAAGAGTCTAAAAACCATCTTCCAGAATGGTATAAAAAACTTTCTAGATTTTATAAGTCTAACCATATCAGCAAGCTTCATCCAGTTAATGATAGAGGAACCGATGGAAGCGCTGCTTCGACAAAGCTATGTATGCCATTTTTTGACGCATTAACTTCTGGATATATGTACACACTAGACTACGATCTTCATGTTAACCAAGACAAAAACGGATTTCCAGTACTTTCCTGGGAAGGACAGAACATGATAGTAGACAAAAGATTAATGACAGACGTCCCAGTCCCAACACACCATCACCCATTACATTTTGGCTGGAAGGTAAACTGGTATTCGGAAACACCAAAAGGATATTCTTTATTAATAACTCATCCGTTAAATAGACATGATTTACCATTTACCACCCTTAGCGGAATAATAGACTCCGATTTATGGCACACACCAGTATTTACATCCTTCTTCCTAAAAAGGAACTTTATTGGTATAATACCTAAAGGAACACCTCTATTTCAGATGATTCCAATTAAAAGAGAAGATTGGGCTTTGGAGATAGACTATTCGGTCAAGGGGAAAGAAATGAATCAAATTAAAGATGAAAAAAGAAGGTCTTCAATTTATGCCTATTATAAAAATATAGTATGGCAACGCAAACAGTATAAGGGAAAATAAATGATTAATAATATGCAGATGAACCAGCCAACAGGCAAAGAGCATAAATTTTTTGAAAGATATTTAGATAACGATCTTAGTCAATTGTCAGAGTTTTTACAAAATCAATATTCTAATATGGAAAACTTAAAGTTGTCTGGCATAACAGAGGTTACAGAAAAAGATCATTGGCTGTCATCAGATAGCGTATCTACTATAAAATGGAGAGAGTATAATGTTTTTCAATTTTATCATCCATCAATACATAAGCTATATAAAAATCTTGTAGAAATGGTTAAAGAAGCTTGTGAGTATTATGAAATTGATTTTGAAAAACAACAATACATGATTCAAGGATGGTTTAATATTAATTATAACGACAAAGGAAAGCTAGACTGGCACGATCACGGTGGACCGTATGCTCCATATTTTCACGGATACTATTGCGTAAAAGCAGAGCCATCTACAACGTATTATAAAGTTTTTGGTAAAGAAGTTGATAATCACAACAAAGACAACAGGCTTATCATATCAGAAATGGGACATCCACACGCAATGGGATCTTGGGACTGGGAAGGCCCTAGAGTAACAATTGCATACGATATAGTTCCATTAAAAAGTTTAATAGCAAACAAGGCACATCCACAACATTGGATACCAATATGTTAAATAAACCACAAAAATTTTTTGAATCATATTTAAATAATGATACGCAAGGACTATCAAAATATTTATATAAAATAAACGATGAAATTATTAAAGAAAATTCTTTAAATTTATCTAATGAGGTTTTAGATAAATATAAAAATTTACCAGGCGCAGCAACAAAAATTGGAATAAATCATTATAATATTTTTATGTTTCCAAGCGATGAGATATATAACCTATATTGTGAATTAAAAAATCTTACAAAAAAAGCATGTGAATATTATGAAATAGATTTTAATCTTGAAAACTATGTAATACATGGCTGGTTTAATTTTGACTATAAGTCTAGCGGGAATAAGGTTGATCCAGTAAAAAATCCAGAGCAACTTCATGATCATTTTGGAGGAACTGGCATACCACATTTTCACGGGTACTATTGTGTAGATGCCGAGCCATCCATAACATACTATAAGCTAGATAAAAATAATAATGATTTATTTGAAAATGTTAATAAAAATAATAGAGCAATTATTTCCGAAACTGGCTACCCCCATGCTAGAGGAGATTGGCAACAAGACCAAGCAAGAGTAACAATTGCATACGATATTATTCCGTTTAGAGAGATTAGAAATAGTAAATCTATGAAATGGATACCATTCAAATAATGGAAAATATTGGTATATGCATTTACAGCTATCAAAATAAAAATTTATTTAAAACTGTATCTGAAATTATAGACAAATCTAGTCAAAAAAATATGTTATATTTTTACATTATTGATCAAAATAGTGTAGACAGAACTAGATCCCTAGACCAACCAGATTTTTATGCATCAATTGTTTATAAATATGTTACGTGGGACTCTATTAAAAGCCCAATTGAATATAAGCAGGATGCATTTAAGTCACTAAATAAAAAATATTATATGCAAATTGGAGACGATGTTTCATTAGCTAAAGATTGGGACATCCATGCAGTTGAATTTTTAAAGAATAACAAAAACTCAATTTTATCTGGAAATTCTACAGTTACCTTAAAAAATAAAAATTGGTTCATGCTAGAGCCAGAAAGAGTACCATCTGCAAATTTTAATAAAATAAATTATATAGACAGAAATTTTATATTTGCATTGTCTGAAGATTTTGCAATAATAAATCAACCAACTCACTTAAAATACTGCGGAGAAGAAGAAAGTATTTCAATAGATTTAATTAATAGTGGCGTAGATATTTATAATTTCCCAGACGAATACATATCAATTAATAAAAATTCAGTAGAGGATAAATATACCCCATTTTCTTTAACCCATAACTATAATCAATTTATTGAAAAATATTCAAATGAAATTCAAAAAAACTTTAATATAAATTTAATGCAGCTACCGTTTGAAGATAACGATGTTGCTTACGACACTGGCCAGTCTCAAATAGATAGAATGGGCGGATTAAGATATCTTGACAGGATTAAGGAGATCAGGTAATGTTAATAAAAATAGTAGAAGATTTTATATCAGAACAAGATGCATTTTCTCTTATGGAAGAGATGCAATCGCCGTCAAAAATAAACCCGTATCCAGAATACTATAAAGATAGAAACGGCGGAACTGCTTTCCCATATAACAATAGGGTAATGGATATACTTAAAAAATATTCAGTAAGAGCAAACCACATTCAGCAAGAATTTTTTAACTTAAAAGACAAAGTAATTGTTACTAAGGCTTTTGGCTCGTGGTGGCAGCCAGGACAAAGTGGAAGTCCTCACATAGACGCAATTGAAAAAGAACCATTCATAGAATATAGCACCGTAATTTATTTAAATGACGAGTACGAGGGCGGAGAGATATATTTCCCTAAAAAAGCATTTTCCTTAAAAGCCAAAAAGTATTCTGCTATATTTTTCCCAGGAAATGATTATCAATATATTCATGGGGTTAAAGAAATTACTTCTGGCAGTAGGTATACAGCCCTCTATATGCAATCAACCAAGCAAGAGTTCGTAGACCCAGATTTTAGGGAGTGCCAATAATGCAATATCAAGAGTTGGCTTTAGGCGTTGTGTATTATAAAAATATTATAAAAAATCCCAATGAACTAATTAATAAAATAGAGTCTTTAGAAGAAAAAAGAAGCCTGCAAAAAGACTATAGGTCACAATCAGTAAAGCCTTGGCAAGCATGGGACTATGATCACGGCAATAAAGAAAAAACAATATTCTGTTGGCAAAAATTTTTACCAAAGCCAAATGATATAGATGTTAATGATTATTTTTATAAAGAACAACACGAAATATCTTCTGAGTTATTTAATGGGTTAGAAGATGGATTAAAACATTATTTTTCATTATATCCATATGCTGAAAAAAATATTAAATCTAGAGAAAAAACAATGCACCTATTAAAATATAAAGAAAGCGGATTCCTACCAGCCCACTCAGACCATGGTATAAGCAGTAGAGTTTTATCGGCACTTCTTTATTTAAATGACGATTATGAAGGTGGCAACATAAGATTCCCGCATTGTAATATTGACATGAAACCAGAAGCTGGAAGCCTATTGTTTTTCCCATCAAATTTTGTTTACGTTCACGAAGTTGATGCGGTAACAAGCGGAACAAGATATTCATTGCCAAACTGGTATCATAATAGAAAAAACGCATACTACTCAGACGGGACAGAATAATGATTATAGTAACTGGATCGAGCAGGGGAATTGGGAATGTAATAGCAAATAGGCTTTCTAAAAATGGATATGATGTCATTGGCATATCAAGAGGTATACCTCAAAACGATGTATCCTTTAAAACTTATCAAGCAGACGTAAGCCAAAAAAATACCTTAACTCCAATATTTGAAGATTTAAAAGAAAAAAATATTACAGTACAAGCTTTAATAAATTGTGCTGGAATACTAGAAACCCCATTTGTAGACTGGCTAACAATAGAACAGAGCGAAATGGAATCAATATTTTCTACAAACGTAATAGGAACAATGAATTCTTGTCAAGTGTTTTTACCATTAATGGACAAAAAACAACATACACCAATAATAAATATGGCAAGCCTATCAGCGCATTCAGTAACCGATTTTGCAATATATGGGGCAAGCAAGCATGCAGTATATGGATTTACAAAATCTTTAGCAAAAAAATTACAAAATACATCTATCAGACCAAACTGCATATCACCAGGCCCAATAAAATCAACAATGACAGAGGGCATACCAGAAATGGCTTTTAAGCTATTTGCTGGCCCACAAATTATTAACCGAACAGTGTTCACATCTGACGACATATGCAATGTTGTAGAGCTTTTGCTTGACCCAAAATCAAGTAGTTTAACTGGACAAGCATTCCACATTGGTGGATACTAAACTACATTAATGGTATAATTTTTAAATGTCATACTCTCATAAAATACTAAAAGACCATCCAATTGGATTTTGGCAACTAGATGACTCTACGGCTACAGCAATAGACATTTCTGGATGCGGTAATAATGGAGTGTATACGGGAAGCCTTCCAAGCCAAACCAAGATAATGCCAATGGTTTCTGGAAGCCAGTACTCAGCAAAAATTACTTCCTTGTCAAATATACAGTTTGCAATTATTAATGATTATTACGCACAAACAGCAGGAGGAGGATTTGGAACGCTAGACACAGCGGACAATGAATTTACGCTAGAGTGTTGGATTTTACCAAAAATATCTTCTACAAACCTTACTCCAATTTTTATAGATTCTTCTAATGATCTTGGAATTGCTTGGCAAAACAACAATATTATATTTGTTATTGGCACCGAGACTTTAGAGTACACAGTTCCAGAAACTAATAAGTCTATTTATGTTGTATGCAAATATTCAGTAAATTCAGCATCAATATATTTAGACGGGAACTTGGCTATTAGCAAAACAATAACTGACGTTCCCTTTGAAAATACACAGGTCTTACTAAAGTCTGGGCCTACACAAAATAGCGCAGACGAGTTTTTAATAGATAATCCAGCAGTGTATAGATACTCTTTATCAGAAAAACAAATTAAAGATCATTACCTAAGTAATCAAAATACTTTACCAATACAGATTGCGTATCCAGACAATGGAGAAATTTTTAATATTTATGACAATGGAATGAGAACATCATTTACTTATAATTATCCAAAAGATAAATCTTGGCAATATTTTTTAACAGAAGATCTTACGCTAGGTAGGTCAGAAGAATATATTCAATTATCTAAGACAGATTTATTAGAAACAAAAGAAGTTATTTTAAAAGATATTATATCTATGCCTTCTGGTATATCAATGGATTCTTCAAAAATTCAATGGGACGGTAGCTCTGGAATTTCTGTTTATACAAGTCTAGACGGAGTGTCTTATGAACAATGCGAAAATGGATATTCAATACCTCAATACAATTATTCAAATTTTAACCAACAAAGATTTTTTCATTTAAAAATAGTAGTTTCTTCAACAGACTCTTCTAGATATACTCCAAAACTTTATTCATTATCAGTAAATTTTTACTCTGAGCAAATAGCTTATTCTAAAAATGGAGCGTCTTATATTTATAAAATAGATAACCTAGATTATAGCCTTGGCAAAGAGGTTTATCCAATATTATCAATGAATAAATTAAATGGAGTATTAGTCCCAAATAATTCAGGGTTTAAAGTAGATCTTCCATATGATACAAATAGCATTGAGTTTTTCTATACCCCAAGCAGTATATTAAAAAGTTTATTAATATCATCTACTGGTACGGAATTTAGCTGGGCGGATAGCGGGTCTATATCAAAAACTAATATATCTAAAATATACGTAAATGGTGAAGATAAAACAGCACAATCAAATATATCCAATGTATTAAATTCAGGATATTTAAATCATATTGTAATTGTTTTTCAAGCACCTATCTCTGGAGATCTGGTCTTTAACTATAAAAGCACTGGGTCTAAGAAAGGCTCATATCAGCATATAACCCTATATAGGGATGCTTTAGATCAAAATAAGGCAATAACTCATTACAATTTATATACTGGAAGATCGGTATATACCTCTACCGCATCTGCCATGTCGGTGACAGAAGGATCTGCTGAAATATATAATAATGACTGGATTGTTATTCAAAATTCATAAAACTGTCCACCATAGCGACAAAATGTGGACATTAATTAGAAAGAATGGTAAAATTAACACCTAATGGACATTAAAAGAGTTAATCAAAAAGTAATAGAGGAAACCACACTAGGAATTTATGTGTGGGAGATGCCAGACGGAAGATGGATTGGCGATGACGATGGAAACTTTTTATCAATAACAGCTAAAAAGGGTAACCGATCAAAGATGGATTTGTTGGCGAGAGAAGTAAGATCATATGGAATACACGAAGGACAGCCTAAATTTTTATCAGGTAGACGTAAAGTTGACAACGAAGAGTTTCAGCATCAAAAACAAAGACTAGAATGGGGACTAACACCAGATCCTCTTGACATAGGTGTTTACAAGGATTCATTAAAAAGCGGAGGCAAACAATAAATGGAGTTCATGAACGAAGACCCTAGCGTCTCAGAAACTATTGACATATCAAACTCTGCAGACTGGATAAAGTTTAATAATAAAGAAGTTGTATTAAGTGATGATCCATTTAGCATTGAAGGCGAAGAGTTAAAGAAAGTTAATGGACTAAGCCCAACATTTCGTAGAAAAATATCTAGAGAGTTTCAAAAGCGTTTTATAGGACAAGAAGGAACTGGAACACAACAGAATCTACTACAACAAGCAGTTACTGGATACGCAATGTTTGACCTTGTCCAACCAGTCTATAATCTTGAATATCTTTCAAAAATTTATGAGATATCCCCATACAACTACTCAGCAATTAATGCAAAGGTTGCTAACATTGTTGGCCTTGGATACTCTTTTGTAGAAACAAAAAAAGCTAACGATGCTTTAGATAATATTACTGACAAAAAACAATTAGAACGTGCTCGTCGCAAATTGAATAAGCTTCGTCAAGACCTAGATTCTTGGCTAGAAGAAACAAACGAAGAAGAAACCTTTACAGAGACATTGGTAAAAGCTTACACAGATTTAGAGGCTACTGGTAATGGGTATATTGAAATTGGAAGAACTGTATCTGGCAACATTGGGTACGTAGGACATATCCCATCCAAAACAATGCGTGTACGCAGACTTCGTGATGGTTTCATACAACTTCTTTACGGCAAGGCAGTTTACTTTAGAAACTTCGCAGATCAAGAAACCCCTAATCCAATTTCTGGAGCAGAAGATCGTCCAAACGAAGTTATTCATTTAAAGAAATACACTCCAATGAATAATTACTACGGAATTCCAGACATAATTGCTGCACAAACCGCAATGGCAGGAAATGAATTTTCTGGAAAATATAACTTAGATTATTTTGAAAATAAAGCGGTTCCAAGATATATAATTACAGTAAAAGGCGCAAAGCTTTCACCAGAATCTGAACGTAAACTATTAGAGTTTTTCCAGGTTGGGCTAAAAGGAAAGAATCACAGATCACTTTATGTCCCCCTTCCAGCGGATACATCTGACTCTAAAGTTGAATTTAAAATGGAGCCTATTGAGGCAAACCCACAAGAGTCCTCATTTAATATATATCGAAAAGCAAATAGAGATGAAATTCTTTTAGCACACAGAGTTCCAGTAAATAAAATTGGAGTTCCAGAAGGAGTTAGCCTGGCATCAGCAAGAGATGCAGATAAAATGTTTAAAGAGCAAGTATGTAGACCAGCTCAAGATATTTTAGAAAAGAAAATAAATAGAATTATTTCTGAAAAAACAGATGCATTAATGCTTAAATTTAATGAATTAACTCTGACAGACGAGGACACTCAGTCTAAAATTGATGAAAGATATTTAAGAATGCAGGTAATTACCCCTAATGAAGTTAGAATTAGAAAGGGTATGATACCTATGGACGGTGGAGATGAGGTTGTTGATTTGCAGGCACAAGCAGCCGAAATCAAGGCTCAGGCATTAAATACCAGAAATAGAACTCAGGAAAGATCGGCCAATTCACCAGATAGTTCTGGGGAAGCCAGAAATCCAAAAGGTGAAGGTAGAGTCACAGCTTAATTATTAGGCAACCATTATTTGCCTTTTTAAATATACAAAGATAAAATTAAGCATATGAATATTGAAAAATCTTATTGGTCCAGCAATGGCGATAATATCAGCCTATCAGTTCCATTCACAAAAGTAAACCGTGAAAAGAGAACTGTATCTGGTTTTGCCACACTAGACAACCTAGATCAAACAAATGACGTTGTAACCGCAGAAGCAAGTCTAAAAGCATTTGAAGGTTTCCGTGGAAACATTAGAGAAATGCATGGATCAAACGCAGTTGGCAAAATGGTTTCATTTAAGCCAGAAACATACTTTGATGCAAAAAGCGGAGAATTCTATAACGGAGTTTATGTAGATGCATATATCTCTAAAGGCGCACAAGATACATGGGAAAAGGTTTTAGACGGTACTCTTTCAGGATTTTCAATTGGTGGAAAAATTATTGAGTCTGATAACGAGGTTAATAAATCTACAGGTCAATCAGTTCGTTTTATTAAAAACTATTCTTTACTAGAGCTATCAGTCGTAGATTCTCCAGCAAATGAACTATGTAACATTATCTCAATTTCCAAAATGAATGGTCAATTAATTTTTAAAGGAATTGCAACAGAAGTTTTAACAGAAAATATTTTTTATTGTGAAGAAAGCGATTCTGTTTTTATGTCAAAAGAAAAAGAATTTAATTCTCCAATAACTGGTAAGCCAGCAAGTTTAATTGGCTGGGTAGAAAGTAACGATGTAAACAAAGCTAAAGAAATAGAAAAGATTCTTGCTTCATTTAAGAAGTCAAGATTAACGTTGCCTGAAACACAAACAATAGCAAAACAGGCAAACGCACAAGGAGGTAATGAAGTGTCAGAAAACACAGAAACAGTAGCAGTTGAAGAAACTGCTCTAGTAGAAGTTTCAGCACCTGCACAAGATGCAGTAGTTGAAAAAGCTGTTACAGAAGATGTAGTAGCAGATACTTCTGCCGAAACCGTTGAAAAAGCAGCAGACGTCTCAGAGGTCGTTGTTGATGAACCTGATTTTGCAAAAATGTTAGGTGATTTAAAAGGCTTTTTCTCAGATACTCTAAGCAAAGCTTCAGAAGCTAATGCTGCACAGGTAACAACTATTAAAGAAACAGTTGAAGCTTTCAGCAAGAGCGTTGAGACTCAAATCTCAGAGTTGGCAGATAAACACACAGAACTCAGCAAAACAGTTGAGAACATCAAGAGCACGATTGATAATGTAGAAAAGCGTGTCGACGCAGTAGAATCAGAGACTGCAATTAAGAAGTCCTCAGACCTTGGCGGGTCTCAGGAAGTAGTAATACAAAAATCAAAATGGAACGGTTCTTTCCTCGGTTCCGTAAACGAACTATTTAAATAAAGGGTAGGTGAAATAAATATGAGCAATGAATTATTAGAAAAGGCAATTGCAACTGGCACAACAGCCACAGGAACATTTGCTTCAACAACTGGAGGAGATGGA